TGCTAAAGCTGGAGTAAAGTATCTTGGGAAAATACCTAATAATCCTTTTGAACTGTAATTTAAATTTTCACTAGTGGCTTTAAATTGTCCTGATTCATGTCCTGCTTGAGCAAGAAAATGAGATAAACGTAAAACGTTTGTAATATTAAATTTAGCAGCTGTATCTGGAATAGCAGCAATTACTGAATCTGGAATATGACCTTTTAATTTATCTAATTTAAATGAAGTTGTTAAAATAACTGGTGATGGGGTTGTTACTACAGGAGTAACTCCCATAATTTTATTCCAAGTACCATCTCCAACTATACCATCAGCAACTAACCCATTAGCAGCTTGATATTTTTTTACTGCTTCTTCAGTTTTAGGACCGAATACACCAACAGGATCTACCCCAAGTTTAACTTGAAGTTGTCTTACCTGTTCATTTTTATCACCTTTTTTTAATAGCATATTTATTTATCTTTGTGTTGATCTATTTTTTCTAAAATTTTATTTAATAAGGAATATTTAATAAAACCTGCTTTTGAAGCATTTTTTAAAGCACTAATTATTTGGAATATTATAAACGGCATTATAATAGTTTCCGAGAGCCATGAGGTACCCGGAAACCCAATTTCAACCATTAATATTACTGTTAATATAACTAACCATGTAAAGGTTGTTTTTATTACTTTTAGCGCTTTATAAGTTTTAAATCCTTCTTTTTTAATACCAGCAACTATACCAAAAAACCCATCCATAAAAGCCACCGCCACTACCGCTAAATATTGATCACTATTATCCATAGCTAATCCTCCGAAATAGCTACAAACAAAAGAACAAGTTGCGGTTAATGATAATAGTAAAACTAGTAACGTAGACTTCATTACCCCTCCGTCTTTTTATTTTTATTACCCCAGATTTTATCTACTGAGGATAATCCTAAACATCCAAAAGCTAATAACGCTACACTGTCAACCAAAACAGGTGAAGGAGCAATATGAGCTTCTGAAAATGAGTTGTGGTACATTGTAGCACATAAAGCTACAGTACATAATAATCCGCAAAGTCTCTTCATAGAGATTTTACCTGTTTCGTCGAAAAATAGTTGTTTCATATTATAGTTGTTTTGTTGTTTTGTTTAATGCCTCTTGTAATGCCTTTGAAAATGCTTTCCTATTTAAAGGAACTTCTCCATTTTCAACATTTAAAAACATAGCAAAAATAAAAGTACGTCTTTCACCTTTACCTTTAAAACAACCCGAACCAATACAAATAGTGGTTTCTACAATATAATCTTTCCTCAACCATTGAATACCCATAATATTAAGTAATTCTTGAGGCGAGTAAATACTATCAATATTTACTTGAACATCAAATCCATCCCCTGAATCAATAGGGGTATATCCTTTATTGATTAATAATTCCTCTACTGTTTCTTTAACTCCAAAAGTAACATCTCTGTCTCCAATTTTTTGAATATGTTGGATATTATTTACATGAACCTTTACCTTTGTAGTATCAGAAGGTGTTAAAGCTAATAATATAGGAAATAAAAAATTTAACATCTTTTATAAATATTAATAAGTTACAGAACCAGAATATCCAGGTGCTATTAAGTAATAATTAAGTGTTCCACCTGAAGTTAATGTAGAAGTAGTGATAGATGAAACACCTGGGTAAGTGGCTCTAACATTACTTGTGGCTGCTTTTATAGTATTATACTCGGTTGTAGTAAAAAATCTAGCATAAGGGACTGAACTCCTCCAAGCACTAAATCTACCTGATTTTTTACCAAATAAAAAGTATTCATCAGCTACATTAATTTTTCCATCATTATTCAAATCAAACATATAATATGTTAAACCTGTAATACTTGTGGTCCCTAATATGTTAATAGTTATATTTAAACCGTCTGTAGTTGTCAATAGTTGAATTAAAATTGGTAAATCAAGCTGTATGTACCATTCATCACCTGTGGTTATAGGACGACTAAATGAATAATACCCTGATGAATTTGTATTAGAAGTAGCATTTAAAGCCCAAGCAGAAGTCGTAGTTGTTGCTACCCCTATCTCATCTGTTTGTAAAGTAAGAGAAGACTGAGAGGGTCTTTTCCAAGCAACTGCTAATCCATCTCCACCTCCATATTCTTGCATTCTTGCTTTAAAAGTATAAGACGTTCCTGAAGTTAAACTTATAGTTCCTGTTTGATAACCTCCCATTCCGTGTCCTCCATAATAAGTACAAACTACAGTTCCTCCAATTAATACATCTCCCCCATCATCTGAGTTGACACCAAAGGTATAAATTCCTGTTTCTTTAGGAACAAATGTACCTGTGACTTCTACTGAGTAATAATCTCCTCCATTAGGAACAGTAGCACCAGCAGTAGTCAAGACACCAGCTGAACCAAAATCTAAACAAGTAGTAGCTGCTAAAGTACTATTCCATTTTAAAACTGTATTACTATAAGAAGTATTACAAAATTTATCCATCTCTGCGGCAGTACTAGGATAAGCAGGATACTGAGAAGTACTTCCACTTCCTCCATGTGTTGAGAATATCTTTACATTCATGTTAGCTACAACAGAAGTAGTTGTAGTTCGCTTATAAAGTTTTACAGGCACATTTATAGCCCCTGAGGCATTAGCATTGTAAATATAACCTGAATATGTAAATTGGCCTAATAAGTTATTAGTAAATAGTAAAAATATAATTATCCATTTCATATTTTCATTTTTGCTCCTAACAATATTTGAAAGTTTAAAATATCTTGACCAGCAATATAAGTACCTCCTGCTGTTAAACCAACCCCAAATGTTTTAGTTAATTTATAATTTAAATTTAAAAACGGAATTATAATTGGTTTGGCTTTAAATAAAGATTCTGTATAATATTTTGAGTAAGGAGAATAAATACCGGCCATAATAATTGTAGCGTCTAATGATTTAGTAACTTTTCCTTTATACATAAAACCACCTATAGCAATAGTTGAAATCATTTCCTCACTATATAATTTACCATAAGTTGCTGCTCCACCATATAAGGCGGTAAAGTTTTTAAGTGAATTTACTCTAACAAATAATAAAGTATTAGATAAAGCACTTGGCATAATACTTAATCCATCAGAAATAACATTAATATGTTTATTACCTTTATTATTAGTACCAATCCAAGAACGAATCGCTGAGATGTTCCCAATACGAGCATTAACCATATAATCTGCTGAAAAACCTATTGATGCCGTACCATCTCCTTTTACTTTAGTAAAAGACATAGTACCTCTAGCATCCTGAGCTCCACTAGATTTAGTCTGAACTCCAACAATATCTCCAGTCATTAAAATTGCTGGTTTGGATGTTTCAACTTTACCTTTACCTGCTGCTTTTGCTGTAGCGCTGGAAGAGGATTTTTGTGTTTCGGTTTTAGTATCTTCTACTTTTTGTTCCGATGGTTTTTCTGTTTCAGTTTTTGGTTGTTCATTACCAGTACCTGACCCAGAACCAGAACCACTGGAACCGCTAGAAGAATTATTACTATTGCCTGAATTAGAGCTTCCACCTACTGTTCCTCCTCCTGATCCATTAGACCCGCCTTGATTTTCTGGTGGGTTTCCTCCATTTCCGCCCGTTTGGTTTCCTCCTTCGTTAGAAGCAGATCCACTATTATCACTAGAATTACTACTATTAGAATTATTATTACCATCTTTTTTATCTGTTTTAACACTTCCTGTTCCTGAGGATGTTGTTCCTCCTACATTTGTTCCTACACCTCCAGATACACCTCCTGTTACAGAGGAAAAATCTAAACTTACTAAACTCGTCACATTACCTATAAGGTTTGAAACGGTATTAGTTGATGTTGTAGTTGTTGTAGTAGTAACTACACCTTGACAAGGTGAGGTTGTACTGTATTGATTATAAATATTATTAATCCAAGAATCAAACGTACCGTCACTTAATTGTGCGTAGGTAAACGTTTTTACTTGTCCATAATACGCGATAACAATAGGGGCACTCATGTCGGCGTAAATGAATTTTGTCGCGCGAGTACACGGGTCTATATAACTATAAGTAAAGGACTGCCCCAAAAGAGGCAGTCCAATTATCATAAAAAATAATAATATTTTATTTTGTAAAGATACCATTGTTGATTAAGCTCCCAATTACTTTGGTACACGCCGTTTCTAATG